GTACGTACTTTGCGACGGCGGCACAGACGGCTTGGGCGGGAACGTCCCGAACCTGATGGATAAGTTCCTCCTGCCGAGCACGGTCGCGCAGGCGGGACAGACGGGAGGTAGCCTCAACCTCTCGATCCCGGGCGTGACCGTCAACGGCACGGTCGGGGAGACGGTGCTTACGGTCGAGCAGATGCCCGCGCACACGCACACAGGCAGTTCATCGACTGCGGGCGCGCATACGCACACTCGCGGCACGATGGAGATTACAGGCGCGATCCCCGTGGACGATCACAAGATCCGCTATGTCGAGGGGGCCTTTTATCAAAACGGGAACTATTCCAACTGCGACAACCGCGACTCAGAAAACGACTCTCCTCGCGCGTCCTTTGCGGCTTCGAGAACGTGGTCCGGGGAAACGTCGTCTGGCGGCTCGCACTCGCACACGATGAATCTAAACTCGACCGGTGGCGGGCAGGGGCATACGCACACAATCACGAGCTCATCCGAAGCGCAGACGCTCACGCTAGACCGTCCGCCTTTCTATCGTCTCGCTTATTTTGTCAAACTGCCGGAGTAGTAAGGCATGGCATCAAAAGAATTTCATTTCCATTACGTCAAAACGCCGACCGGAGCAATAAGTGGGCAGTCTGTCCTTACGCAGACAGAGGACGCGATCAATGACCTCGGCGACTATATGTTCGAGGCTACGGGCGACGCGACCGAGGCGTTGAATAAGGCTACTGAAGCGCTCAACACGGCGAATACGGCTCAGCAAAATGCGGCCGAGGCGCTCTCTACTGCGAATTCTGCGATTGGTAAGGTCAACACCTTAACCGCGACCGTCAATTCGTTTGATGGTCGCATCAAAAAGGCTGAGAGCAACGCGGCTAATGCCGTCACTGCGGCGACTGAGGCATCTAATAATGCCTCTCAGGCAGTCACAACGGCCAATTCTGCGCTTAATACGGCTCAGCAGGCCGTCACGACGGCCAATGCCGCGAAGACGATGGCTCAGAATGCAAGCACTGCGGCTACTCAGGCCGTGGGCACGGCCGGCGCGGCGAATGCGACGGCGGAAGAGGCGAAGAAGATTGCTCGGCAGGCCGTGACCGACACGGACGGCATCCGCGAAGAAATCAATCAGAACATGGCCGTGATGACCCAAAAGGTAACCGAGGCCACGACGCAAGCGCAGAACTCCGCGTCCTCCGCCGCCCAATCACAGGCCAATAGTGACCTTTCTAAGCGGTGGGCGACATGGACGACGGGCGTAGAGACCGAAGGCGGCACGGACTACACCGTCGCCGATGACGGCTATTCGTCCAAGTGGAATGCTCAGCTCGCTCAGGCATGGGCGGTGAAGACTGACGGCAAGGTGACGGAAAACAACCTGCCCGATGGAGCTGAGATCGACTACTCGGCGAAGTACTACGCTCAGCAGGCCGGGGGTTCAAACAGCGCGGCGAAGGCATCAGCCGATGCGGCGAAGGCTTCACAGACTGCGGCGGCGTCCAGTGCGGCGGCGGCGAAGACGTCTGAGACAAATGCCGCCAATTCTGCATCTGCGGCTAATACTTCAAAGACAGCGGCGGCAGGCAGTGCTACTACTGCAAGCACGAAGGCAACGGAGTCGTCTGCTTCTGCGCAAAAAGCGAAGGACTGGGCTTCAAAAGAGGGCGGCCCGGTTGAAGGCGAAGGCGCTACAGCAGAGTATTCTGCGAAGTATTACGCGCAACAAGCGAATCAGAGCAATAGCGTGAAGTACGTTGCTCAGACGCTTACGACTGAAGAGCAGTTGCAGGCTCGAACGAACATCGGAATGACGACACTAAGTAATTCCGAAATCGATGCCTTGTTTAGCGCCTAAGTTGAAGCTCCCCCGTTTAAAAACGGAGGATTCACCATGACACTCTCAAGGTTGTTTTCAGGGGGCAAAGCCGCCTGAGCGTCACCCAATCAATTGCACAAAAAAGCAAACCCCGCAAGGTTCGCGGCCTTAGCGGGGTTTTTTCAAGAGGAAAAGACATGGCTGGATATTTGGATGCGTCGGGTCTCAAACATTTCAAGAGGAAAAACGACGCTACATATCTTGGCAAGCAGGAGAAGGCGGCTTCGGCGAAGGTCGCAGACTCAGTCGTTTGGGAGAACGTTTCCGGGAGGCCGGATCTATCTGCATTAATTCCGCCCGGCACGATCATCCACTACGCCGGGCGCACGGTCCCGAGCGGCTGGCTCATCTGCAACGGCGCGAATGTGAGCCGAACCGACTACGCGGCCCTTTTCGCGGCTATCGGTACGATCTACGGTGCCGGCAACGGGTCGACAACCTTTGGCCTGCCGAATTTGAACGGTCGCTTCTTCGAAGGCACAACGTACACTGGTTCTGTCGGCACTTACCACTCAGCTGGGTTACCGAATATAACGGGTCAAATCAATAAATTACCTACGCCTTGGAACGGCTTACTTTATGAACAAAATGGGGCGCTCAAGCCCGTTAATGTAGGTGATAAAGCTTATAGTGGTAATAGCAATGGTTCAAATTTCCGTTTGGAATTAGACGCTTCTGGTGCTAACGAAATCTTCGGCAACAGTACAACCGTTCAACCTCCATCGATGGCGCTACTCCCCTGTATCAAATTTTGATACAAGGTATCAGGGCAATGCTTGGTGGTTGAACGCCTGAAGAAGAGCCGAAGACAGACGAGCTGCGAGAAGCGAGAAAACCAGTTTGTCGTCGTCGGTCGTTAGCGCCACCAGATTTTGTGGATCCTTGAATGCTTTTGACATAAAAGGATCCATCGATATCAGCGGCTTGATAGTCATCTTGCCCAATTTGTCCCGTTATATTCGGCGCCGAATATAACGGGCAAGTTTGGCGCTTCCAAGGCCGATAGTCAGGTTATTTCAGGTGCGTTTTCAAACACCGGCTACCTGACCGGGGCTGATGGCAAGCAAAGCTCAGCGGTTCAATTTTCTTTTACTGCTTCGTCGTCTGATTCGACGTTTGGACGATCTTCGGGTGTTCAGCCTCCAGCGATAGCATTGCTTCCATGCATTAAATCTTGATGCACGCGAGTAACGCTATGCTCGGCGGCTGAACAGTAGACGCCGCGCCGTACACTGCCGAAGAACGCGAAGAATTCAGCGTCACGCGTCCTCCGTCCCAAGCGCCACCTTGATTAGAGTTCAAGCCTATGCGTGCTTCCCCAGTAAATGCTCCAGTGCATTGCATCCCTGAAGTATTACCGTGCTCAGTAAATGTTCCGCTGATATTCGGTCATCAAAAGCACGTTTCTAGACCTGCGTTTTATAGCTGTAGAACATAGGGCTAGGCACATGCTTCTCGATGAAAGCGCTCCAACGCGTCATTACAGGCGTCCTTGCGGCCAAGTAGTCACTGCGCTGATATGCGCGCGATACGGCTGTTCCTGAGACGTGCGAAAGGCACGCTTCTGCGACCTCAAAGGGCGTTTCGTGGTCAGCGAGCCATGAACGCGCGATTGAGCGCAGACCGTGCGCTACAAGCTTTCCGGAAAGGTCTGTTGAGTGCAGATGCTTCGCTAGAGCTTGCGCGCTGACGTGCTTACCAGTCTGCTTGACTGCAAAGATGAAATCTGAGCGCGGGTGCGGAGAGAGCCTCTGTTCTGCGTTAATGAGCGTTTGCATGAAAGCCGTGATCGGCACGCGATGAGCGCGACCTTTTTTCATCTCGACAGCTGGGATCGTGAGCACGTCCGCCTCGATCCACGACTTGCGAAGCTTTGCGTTTTCGCCTGGTCGAAGCATCGAGCAGAGTGAGAAAAGAAAGAGCACGCGCATGCGTGCGGGAGCGTCCTTCATCGTCTCCATGACGAGCGGGAGTTCGCGCCACGGCGGTGCCGGCATAGGTTTAACGATGGGCGCCGCAAAGACGCGGCTTACTCGATCGATAGGGTTGTGCTGGATGTATCCAGCGCAGACAGCTAAATCCATGATCTCTCGCGTTCGCATTAGAACCCGCTTGAGTGTGGCTTGATGGCCTTCGGCTTCGATGTGCCGGACGGTGGCAATGACAAGAGGAGCGGTGATCTCATCGAGCTGACGGCGACCGAGGGGGGAGATGACATAACGCTCAAGGCGGCGCTTTTCGTCCATGTAGGAGGTGATTCTGCCGCGCTTGAGATTGCACCACAGGCGGAAGGCGTCTGAAAGGACGTATCCACGGGGCGGCTCCTGCCCCAACTCCTTCCGCTTTCTGCGGGCCAGTTGCCGGGCCTGCATCAGAGAGACCTCGGACCATCGTCCGAGGCTCAGATCAGTAACCCTGCCTCCGTAGGAAATGCGGAGACACCAACTTTTGACCCCCGAGGGGTGAACCCGAAGGGTGAGGCCGTGGCCATCGGTCACGGTGTATCGCTTTTCACGCGGTCGCAAGGCCGCAATTTTTCTTGTAGAGAGGTTTTTCGACATGAAGCCCAATGAGATCAAAGAAATCCCGCACGTCGATGAGGACGGCTACTTTGATGGCATGGTGGCCTGCATGGCCGACGCGAAGGGCTCGCTGATGCTCGGCGCGGACTGCTATGACATCGCCGCCCCCGAAGACGATGTGAAGCACTTTTTCAAGCTGTCTGCCGACAAAAATGGCTGGGTGGCGGAAGCTATTCCGCAAACAGTCGAGGAATGCGTCGGCATCGTGCTCGATCATCACAAACAGACGAAAAGAATTCACAAACTCCGCACGGCTTTCGATGAGCTCACGAAGAACTCGACGACCTATCGCCTGGTCCAAGACCCGGAAACGAATGCCCGCTCGATCGAAAAGATTCCGGAACAGACTGTTGAGGAAGCGCGCTCCGAGAAGATGCGGGCCCTCGACTCTGCCTTTACGTCTTGGTATGAGGACGGCGCGACACTAAAGTCTTCTCTGGGCTTCGAAGCCGACTCGGACTCCCGCGCCATGCAGGACGTGAACGGCCTAGTCACGGCGGCGGAATCTTCGGCCGCCTTCGTGGACACGGAGAGCGGGGGCGGTCTGATCTTCATGGACGCCAACAACGTTGGGCATCAAGTCAGTCTTGACCAACTCAAGGCTCTGCAGCTCGAAATTATTCAGGCCGGACAGGCAGCCTATCAGGAAAAATGGAAGCTGCGCGACGCGATTGAAAAGGCGAAGACGAAAGAGGAGCTGGGAAAGATCGTCATCGCCTTCCATCCGGTTGACTTCTCTACGAAGTGATGCGGCGCTATCTGAAGCAGGTGCTCATCGCCTTTGATCAGCTCATCAACGCTCTCCTGGGCGGGTGGGCTGATGAGAGCCTCTCTGCGCACGCATGGCGACAGCACCTAGAAGGGAAACGAAATTGGCCGTATTTGCTCATCGATGCGATCTTGTTCTTCGATGGCAATCATTGCCGGACGAGCTATGAGAGTGAGCTAGAGCGGACCCAACTGCCGCCCAGCATGCGGGGCTAGGTATAATCGCCGCCAGCATGAAGCAAGGACGCGGCGCATAGCCTGTTCCTGCCTATCCACACCTACCGACGGCCGAGGCAAGGAATTCCCGGCGTATCGCCGGAGGATAGGCCCCCGCTAGGGGTGTAGAAGCGACAAAGCCCAGTGCGCTAACACCGGGCTGAGTCAATGATGCAAGGGGTGGTTATGCATGCCTTCACTCTTGCTTCGTGTCAGATTATGCCACACGACATCGTTGTGGTGACGGGCGACATCAATATTGATGGGCTCGTCATTGCCGTCATTATTGCGGCGTGGCTGATCGGCAAGAGGCGTTAAGCCGCAGGGGTCGTTCTTCTTCGGGAGTTCGGCCCCTCTTGCTATCTGCCTGCTCAGGCCCGCCAATGCGCGGGCTTTTTTTATGGGGGAATTGATGCTCTATGTGAAATGGATATGTCTGTTGCCGCTGAGCTTCGTCATGGCGGTCGTTGGGAGGCTGCTCGCGCCGATCCTGCCGTTCTTCGCGAAGTCAGACGGCTATCTGCCCTCGTGGCTTTCGTGGTTTCAGACGCCTGACAACCCTCTTGATGGCGACAAAGGCCATTGGGAGCGCTGGCCGGGTACCTCGGCGTGGGCCACCTACAGACGACGGGTTGCGTGGCTTCTCCGGAACGTCTGCTACGGCTTCGATATCTCGGTGCTCGGACAGAAGACCTATCCGGGAGACCGGCTGGAAATGCTCGGCGAGGAGGGCGTCTCGGATCAGCCTTACGGAAGGTCCGGCTACTGGGTTAAACGCGTCTATCACGGCGAAAAGCTGGTCTGCTGGCACCTCTATGTCATCCGGCAGTGGAGCTTACTGCCGTCGAAGTGCCTGCGCATTTCAATGGGATGGAAGCTCTTCAGCTTTGATGGCTTGAAAGAAGAGATGCATCAGCTCACCTGCTACTGCAACCCCTTAAAAACCTTCAAACAATAATGAGGTCATTATGACTAAGGAAGAAGTTCTCGCCAAGCTCAAGGAGCTCGGTATCGACGTGAACGGCGCAACGGATGAAGTGATCCAGAAGGCGCAGGCGTGGCTTGAAGACCAGAAGGCACAGCTCGATACCGAGACGCGCCGCAAGGTCAGAGCCGCGTGGATCGCGATCTCGGTCGTTGCTCTCGTCGTCGGACTTGCGGTCGGCTGGTACGGCCGCATCCTGCTCGGGTGACGCAATGCACTCGCTTCTACCGGTAGGGACTGAGGCGGCGTGGATAAAGATAGGTGCGGTATTGGGGGTGATCTGGGGGGCGACGTTAGAGAGCGTTGCCCCCTTGGTCTATT